CCTAGAGTTTCAATAAGGTGACTATAAGCAGCAATATGCAATGCTTCACGAGCTGCAAAACCAAGCAACATCATACGCACTTCTGGTTGCGTAAAATAAGGAAGATAGTTCTTGACGTATCCACCAGCTACGTCAATATCCCCTTGCGTAAAGAATCTGAAAATGTTTGTAAGGAAATGCTTTTGTGGATCAGTAAGCTTATTTTTCCAGTCCTTAACATCCTCTAACATTGGTACTTCTGTATGAAGCCAATGCGCTTGCTCACTCTTAAGCCATGCCTCAAATGCCCACGGGTAGTTAAATGGCTTGAATGAATCGCGTTCTTCAGTAAGCTTGGGTTTTATTTTTTTGATCATCCTAATCCTTTCTTGCGCTGTATGGTGAGTTATCTCCGCTATAAAAATCTGTTACATCCCCATCCTCGTCACGAAGTGCAAACACGCAGTAGAAAACTGTATTATCTTCTAGAGCTGTAAATTTATGTGTCTTGTTTTTATCAATGACAATAAACGTCGGTGCTTTAAAGTCTTTTATAGTAGTACCTTCGTCATCATCAACCACTTCACATCTAACTGATCCGGTAGCTAATAAAGTAACGTGGTCATGATTGTGCTTATGTCCAGGGTTATAATCTCCCGCCTTATTCAGATGATGTGAGTATACCCAGATATTACCAAAGACACCCATCTGCTCCATATCGCTTAGATTCATATGTGAACGTTCAGTTTTAATCCATTCGCGACCTTCCTCATCTACTCTAGTAGTAATAAGTGGGTCGTAGTGTTGTGGCATTCCATGTACTGTGCTGCTCATTTTAACCCTCGCATGCTAAACAAATATCACCCTCAGCAATTTGCTTCAGGTCGATTTCTTCTATAACTTGTCTTTCAATCTTTTTCGCTACTTTATCAGCCTTACCAATCTTTTCCGAACGGCAATAGTAAAGCGTCTTTAGACCTTGCTTCCATGCCATAAAATGCACGGCGTGAAGATATTTTACGTTTGTATTCGGTCTAAAGAATAAATTAACCGATTGAGCTTGATCAATATACTTCTGTCTATCAGACGCATGCTGTACAATCCATCTCTGATCCAGTTCCATCGAAGTCTTATATACATCCTTTGTATAATCATCCATCCACTCGAGGTGTTGTACTGAACCGTCATTAGCAATAATGCTAGACCAGATTTCTTTATAATCTAACTTAGAGTTCTTCTCACATTCCTCTTTAATCAACTTATCTAAGTATCTATTCTTATTAAGATGACTGCCACTTAACGTGTCTTGTCTATAAGCATTAGCCCGATAAGGCTCAATACTGGGAGAAGTATTGCCCATAATGATGCTGCTAGAAGCGTTGGGAGCAATAGCAATGAGGTGACAGAAACGATTCCCAGTACCTGCTGCGTCAGGAGCTTCACCTCTTTCTGTACCGAGTTCTTTGTTTGCTGCATCTAGTTGTTCTCTAATATGTTTGAATATTCTATTATTAGCACTTACCGCGAGCGACGATTCCCACGGTATCCCTGCCTTTTGTAGAAACGCATGGAATCCAAGAGCTCCGACACCAATACTCCGCTCACGAGCGGCACTAAAGCGAGCGCGGTGTATAGTATCCGGAGCGTTGTCAATAAAGTACTGTAGCACGTTATCCAGCATTTCCGCAATGTCTCGTAAGAAGAGCGGATCGTTTTTCCATTCATCATAATACTCCAAATTAACAGAAGAAAGACAGCAAACGGCAGTTCTATCTTTATCGGTCGGTAGAACTATCTCTGAACATAGGTTTGATTGTCTAACCTTTAGCCCTAACGCCTTTTGTGACTCCGGCATTGCGTTATTACTTGTATCTATAAAATGTAGGTATGGTTCACCGGTGACCATTCGCATTTCAAGAATACGTTGCCACAATTCTCTTGCTGAAATAGTTTCACGAACACTACCGTCGTGCGGATCCTTCAATGCCCACGAATCGTCAGCTGAAGGGTCTACCATGCATCGCTCAATAATCTCCATAAAGTCATCGGTAATATTAATACCATGGTGAAGATTTAAGCATCTCATATTCTGATCACCGGTTGGCTTTCTCATTTCAAGAAAAATCAGAATATCCGGGTGAGAAATGTCAAGATAAGCAGCGTAACTACCACGGCGAGTCCGGCCTTGACGATAAGCCAAAGAACTTGCATCATAAGTTCTAAGATGAGGCATAACGCCCACAGACTTATCATCAGAACTACGAATCCCAATACCAATACCAATGCCACCTCCTAGCATTGAGAGCCAGTTTACTTCTGATAAGCAGTCGACCAAGCCTTCTGCACTATCGTGTAAATAAGGTAGAAAGCATGATATAGGAAGACTGCGCTTACTACGGCCAAATGAAAGGATAGGAGTACTGTAAGATAGCCAATGCCGACTACTATAGTCATAGAGTCTTTGAGCATGCTCAGGATTTGATCCAAAACTTTTTGAAACATATGCAAACCTTTCTTGCGGGGATACTTCTTCATCCGTCATATAGGACTCTTTCAGTCTCTTGAGTCCCAGCTCATCAAACAATGCATCTCTTGTACGGTCAATATTAAGACCGTGTACCGTCTCTTTGCTCATAAAACCTCAACTTACTTGAATGTGTTCTCGAAAACTTCTTTTTGTGCTTTATACCAGTCCTGCCATGCTACTACTGTTTCTCTAAGCTCGTAGCAGGTACCGTAGTTTTCAACGACTGTTGAGAGGAGTTCGCTGGCTTTAACATCGGAGGGACTTTCATCAGGGCTTCCGGTGCTTCCGGAAACTTCATTTTGACTGGCACTGTCGTGGAGCATGATGAAAGACTTAGGGAACACAATACTGTTGTCATGCTTAGTAATGTAAGTCTCAATGTACTTAATATTTTCATTTGTCTTTTCCTTTACTACTTTAATTTTTTCAACATACTTTGTCACAATCTGTACATTTACCTGCGCAGCTTTGGCTTCTGCCTCTGCTACCTTAAGTTCCATCTCCCTAACCTTTGTTAGCCACCAATTATTAGAATAATATACTCCTTCTACGAAAGAGCCAGCACATGCGACTATTATTCCAACAAGTAGGATGGGAAGTCTGTAGGTTGCGACGAAAGGAACGAAGTATAAGACGAATGATGTAAAAATTAGACCTAATCCTAGTAAAAACCCTAGGTGTACGGTCCATTCAGGGATATAGTTTATAAGAAACATCATAGCTATTCTCTCAGAGAATCGATCATTGGAAATATATCAGCTAGTACTTTAGCACACTGCAGAGCAATCTCGCGATGCTCTTTTTGAGTACCACACTCAGTACGTAGTTGTATATAGTGTATCCAAGATCTCAGTGTCCCGTTAACGTAGAGTCGCGATTCTGTAAGACCTTCTGGTAACACAACACGTGCTTGTTCCTTTGCAATCCCGTTCTCTATCGCCCAACAATACGCTTCTTTGCACTTTTCAATAATCTCTTCTTGTTTCTGATTCCACTGCTTGACTAGCTGCTCATCATCAGTTTCGAATGAGTTTTGACGATTCTTAGTGTCTTGTAGTCTTGCCTCTCTCACAACGAAGTTAAGATCCTGTACGGGATTGGCATACCGTTGACTAAACTCTTGAAAGCTAAAACTTCTATGTCTCAGCATTTGTCTCGCTATGTCTCTCGTTGTTGTGACTTCCAAACATACCGAAACCATCTCAAGGGGTGACCAGTGCTTATTCTGAATTAGATACTTGATGAGCTTATCAGCAGTCTCTTTATTGTACTGATTAGCAGGGTTAGAAACTCTTGCGCAAAATGCGACCAGCTCCTGCGCAGTTGCAAGTGTATCTTGATCTGCACCGCAGCCTTGTGAATAACTAATTAACTTAACACTCATACCTTCCTCCAAAATGTGATCGCCAGCTGCGCTTGAAGCCCTTCATGAGTATTATCATTAATCGTCTTAAGAATATCAACTTGGCTGCGACCGGCTAGTACCATATCATTAATATCTTTTTCCTGTACATGCTCCGGCCATATAACAATCTTAAATCCTCTTTCTACTACATTAAGCATCTTCTTAACTATTTCTATATTGCGTGGTTCATTATCATACACGAATACAACGTTTGAGTGATGCTTCTTATCAAGCCAGTCCATACTTGCATCTGACCCGGCCATCGCAATAGCGTTAGGGAGAAACAGGGAATCAATAGGGCCTTCTACGACAAACAACTTCTTTTCTGGTTGCAGTGCCTCTAGACCGAAAATTTTAGGTTTACTATCGTCTAAAATAATAGTGATATAACGAATCTTAGACGGGCCTACTGCTCGGCCCTGGAAGCCAAAGCACCTCTTATTCTCATCCAGGAAAGGTATAATAATTCTTGGTTCATCCTTGCCACCATCAGCAAATTTACCAGGAATAAGATTATTAACGTATTCTTTAAATTTAGGGGTATAAAATAGCTTATAATGTGTGTCTGATGGTATTTTTCTCTGCATAATATACATCTTTGCAGGATGATTAACCTCAAGAGAAGAGATTTTACGCAGGCCGGATAGAACTCCAGTCTTCTGAAATACAGGCTGTGTGAATTTTTCTATACTAGGGGTAGTAACAGGCTTTGGATTTGCTTTGTTCTTTTCAAGAAACGTCTCATTCACATAGTCATTAAATGTGTTGTGATCGAAGCTCTTAAGAAACGTTGCAAAGCGCATCGATGCGCCGCAATTATGGCAATAGTAAAGCATGTAGTCTTTCTTTTCATAGAAATAACCACGCGTCTTGCCTGAATTGTTTTTTGAGTCACCACAGATAGGACATCTGCAGTTATAGAGCTTGTCAGATTTACGAACGAATCTAGACAAACGGCTCGAGATAATACCAATATATTTTTTATCAATTAATAACATATTCATCCATCCTACACTACATTATAGTAGGTAAAGATGAATTAAATCAACTGCCGATCAACTTACTAACGTTTGATAGAAGGAATCCTATAACCATAGCTCCGCCAACCACCATCCATCTCCATTTTTCGAGATTGGAAAGGCGTTCTTCAATACTAACAAAGTGTTTCATCAGAGCATTATGTTGCTCTTTCTGGTCCACTTTTAATTCCTTAATATCGGAAGCTATGTTTTTAATTTCGTTTTCTAGCACGGCTATTCTCGAATTAGTGTCAAATGTTTCCATCACTCACCTACACCTTCGATATTGTTCTGCTTACTCGACTCTGTAGTGATATTAGCAATCTTTTCTTGGCCTCTTGACCATGCTGCAATACCTAGTACAGCACCCATTGCGAGGTGATAAAGCCCGCCGCCACCAAGAGTAAGAGGTTGCCACATACCCACTTGTTGCCCAGGGTTCCAGAACTGTAGTAGATTGTAAAAAATTGGACCTATAATGAAATCAAAAATACATGTTACCATGTAAGTCCACCCCATCATAGGGCGCCATTTTGAATTCATCCAATGTTCTTGATCGGTACTGTTCTGCAAATCGGGCATTTTTACCTCTTATTATTTTTATACTACTGATGCAGCTGCTATAAGCCCGTTAATAAGTTTATTAAGCGACTCTTTAACGGCTAGCTGCTTAAGAGACATGTCCACATTTTTCTGTGATACTAAGTCCCCTAACAATTCAATATATTCTTCATTACTTATCTTTTTTTTATTATGGAGATCTTGAAGCTCCACAGTACGCAGAGCTATACTTTTTGTTAAATCACAATCACATGTTAGATATGACTTAATTTCGTCGATCATCTTGGTTTCCTTGCAATTATTGTTTGAATAGCCTTAGACGTATCTTCTAAGGAAGAAACTTTACTCTCACAATAAGCAATGCTTGGAACTACACCTGAATTATACTTTTCATTAAGCCCCTTAGCTATATTCAATAGGTTAGAGGCTGCTGATATACTATCTTCATTATGACCAAATCCACTAGTAAAGTTTTTAAAAGCTGTTGCTTTATAAAAAATTATCTCAGCCGCGTTGCGCATGTAAGTTACATCTTTGCAATGCAATTTAGAAAGCTCTGCTGTTGTTCTTATGTCATTAATTAATGCGTACTCGTTGGTGTCGTAGTTAGCTAAGAAATAAGAGCTGCAACCAGTTAAGTATAATAAGGCGGCTATGATACTATATCGCATTTGGTTTCCTTCTCTTTAGCGTCTTTGCTAAAATAGGCTTTTTATTATTAACTGGTGGTTCACCTTGCGGGCCTACACCCATGCCAGCAATTTTTCCTGCACCTGCAACATTTGCTATTTCATCTTCTAGTAAAGAAAGTAGCTCTTCTTCACTCTTATCTTCTTCATTAACACTTTCTTTTAAGAGTAAAAGCGCTGCAGCATAGGAAGCTATTCTAGTTTTACCGCCTGGAACTTTGCCTAATAGTTTTTTCAAGTTAGCAACTAACCGATCAAAGTATCCCCACGAATCTTTTTCTTCTTGGGTCTTGAGTGTGCTAGATTTGCGCAACACTTTACCATCAGCATCTATAATGCCAAGCTTGTATGCATCCCACTTATCAAATGGGGTTGCAAGTCTCTTTAAAAACTGATAGATCATAAAAAGATCTACTACTTTGCCTGCCATTAAATTCCTCTTAATACGGTAATTATTTTCTGGTCCATTTTAATATTAGAAGTAATTACTGTATTATTTTCTAGACCTATTCCTTCTACTCGGTCAGGGCAGTAATTTAAAAATACTAAAAAAGGCTTTAGCAAATGATAATAATCTTTTAACTTAAAAAATAACATTTTAGTTGCTGCAGGTACACCAAATAGGTTATACAGAACTATAATATGATTGAGAATAAGTCTTTCCTTTAATTCTCCGGTCTCATCATACCTACTAAAGAGTCTCTTTAAATACTTTAATCTATTTAAATCTTCATAAAACTCAGTAGTATCAAAACAGGATGGATTATCATAATGTTTTGCAGCAAATAACAGAAAGTTTGTTTCATCTATTTTTTCAGTAGTAATAAACTTAACTATAGAACTTTGAATGCGGCAAGTTCCAATAACCATCTGTAAAGACTAGAGTAGCTAAACAAGATCTGGTAGAAGAGTTAGAATAAAATGGCATCCAATAAGAACCGGCGCCTTGGATAATAGAATTATTAGAACTGTATCTGCAATGATCTATATTAATACCTGTAGATTCCACATTAGAAAAACCTGTAGCTGGTACTAAGTATAGCAACTGACCTTCTGTGCCGTCAGACAGATGATATGCTGTAGAGTTACCGTATGCTTTAGGTGATAGCTTAATGACTACATCATTTTCTAGTGTTATTTCATTATTAGAACTACTATTAACTGGAATAGTAGGTAGCAGGTTTGTTGGCGAGCTAGTTACTACAAATATGACTTCGGAGTTATCAGATAAATTAGTTGTACCAGCCCCACCAGAACGCTCTAAAGCTACAGGTATATTCCAATAGCTACTTGAAGTGTTTGCATTAATATTAGTTGGGGTATCAGTTATACGCCAGACCTGATAATCTCCACTTACGTTTTCTTTTTGAATAACAAAGATAGTATTCTTTGCTAGCAGTGTTAAAAAGATATCAATATCTACTTGATCTAATGTAAGGCGGCTAACACGAACAACATTTGAGTTAATTTGTGTTGTGTTGCTATATGATACCCTTGATTCTCCTGGGTACCCTGTAGTGCTTACAGTGTTTGCTTTAAACTTATAAAGGGAGGAGCTAGCGCCGGCCTCGCCGGCGCTGCCTTTGTCGCCTTTAAGTCCTGATGGGTTGCCTACCCAATAACCTGTTGAATTAATAACAGGGGTGGTATTAGCAAGGATAGTGCCTTTAAAGCTAATGTTTGAGGTAAATGAAGCAACACCGGATACATTTAATGTATTGGCAATACTTACACTTCCATTTGAAGACACAGCAGATTTAAAAACAGTATTTGTTGCAACGTTTCCAAAAAATCTACCTACTGTTATTTTTTTAGTCTCTGGAACACCAGCTGGGTCATCTACTATGACTAATAGATCATCAGGCGATGCGTTAGATAATGTTGTAAGTTCGGTAATTTTTTTGGAACGATCTGTCATTTATTAAGCATCCGGAAGAATTGAATCATCACTACCATCAGTAGAAATGCTACCCATGGCAACTAAGGTTTCATATTGAACACGGCCAGCGCGACCACCAGTTCCTACCGTACGTAGAACCCAACCGGCATGCTGAACACCCTTGTTTTGAGCTCCACCGACCACAGCAGTAGCAGTAGCAGTTTCGCCTGTGAGACTATGACCTGTCTCAGTAACGCCAGCTGTTAGATCG